TACATCACTAAGTTGGTTAAGGGTGAAGCAGGTGTGAAGATCAATGCTAACGCAATCTTCCCACACGATGTGTTGAAGGGTCGTATCACTGGATACGGTTCAGCATTAAGTTGGTCTAAGACCGAGTTGGATGCTATTGAAGCACAATGGAATGCATTGCCTAACTATGTTGGTGACTCAAGTGTGTTGCCTCTAGTTGACGTTAGTGGCTCTATGACCTGCATTGCAGGGAAGAAGGGTTCTACTACTTGCCTAGAAATCGCAGTTAGTTTGGGATTGTATTTTGCTGATAAGAACAAGGGTAAGTTCAAGGACTGCTTTTTGACTTTCAGCGACAAGCCAAAGTTGTTGAACCTTAAGGGTTCCATCAACGAAAAGATTGACCAAATGGTCAGTTCTGATTGGGGTATGAGTACAAACCTACATGGTGCGTTCAGTCAAATCCTTGACACTGCTGTTAAGAACAAGGTATCACAAGCAGAAATGCCTGAGACACTGATGATTTTCAGCGACATGCAATTTAACGCCTGCGTTAAGTATGATGACAGTGCAATGGAAATGATCGCACGTAAGTATGCCGAAGCAGGTTACGATTTGCCTAAGGTAGTTTTTTGGAACTTGAACAGTAGCGGAAACGCTCCAGTTAAGTTCGACAAGGGTGGTACCGCTCTTGTGTCAGGATTCAGCCCAGCAATCGCTGCTAGTGTATTGGGTGCAGACCCAGATGCATTTAGCCCAGAAGCTATCATGCTTAAGGCTGTGATGAACAGTCGCTACGATTTGGCGTAACAGTCGATGAAACAAAAATACCCGGTTCGCCGGGTATTACCATATCTTGACATTAAATGGAGAAGGTGATATACTATGTCTATGCGTAAATTAAGTGAGAACGGAAAAGTAGCAGTACTATACAGCCCTGGCTTTGGTGCTGGATGGTACTCATGGAATCAAGACCATCCAGAGATATTGTTCGATCCTGCAATGGTAAAACTTGTAGAGAAGGGACAGTATGATGAATTGGCTACTTATGTAGAATTGAAGTACCCCGGCATATATACAGGTAGTATGAGTAATTTACAAGTAGAATGGATAGAAGAAGGTAAAAAATTCCGTGTAGTAGAATACGACGGTGATGAAAGTATACAAGTAGAAGATGACATAGATTGGATGATAGCATAGTGTATAAAGTAATAACAAAAGAAGGGTTTCCACTCGCTACCTGTTTGTCATTGAACAGTGCAATGGAAACAGCAAAGGCGTACGGACAGTTTGTAACTATTCGTGGCTCAGACGGAATGGAATTTGTAGGACGATTTGGTGTTGATAGTGTAGTTGACGGAAAGACTCCTGATGGAGTAGCATACACTTGGAACAAGGCAAGCAGAATCGGTCGAGTAAAAAGGAACTAGCATTATGGCTAATAAAAAACAAGGTAATCTGACAGGTCCTCCTCAATGGTGGAAGCACTTGAAAGATTGGAAGCGTGTCTTTTGGAAATCTGAAAGACAAGCACAAAAGAGAGATATCTCTAAAAGAGAAAAGGAATAATATGCCAGCAGTATTTTTAGTTAGTGACACACACTTTGGTCATGCTGGAGTGTGTAGGTTTACAGAGAAAGACGGAGTAACCAAGATTCGACCATGGACTGATCCACATGAAATGGATGAGGAAATGATTAAACGTTGGAACGATACAGTTCGTCCAACAGACAAAGTATATCACTTGGGTGATGTGGTTATCAATCGTAAAGCATTACCAACGATGGCTCGCTTAAACGGTGATAAGGTTTTAATTCGTGGCAATCACGATATCTTCCCTGATGTGGAATATAGTAAGTACTTCCGTGAATTAAGAGCATATCATGTTATGAACGGAATGATCTTAAGTCATATCCCGTTACATAGTGATAGCTTGGGTCGCTTTGGAGTTAACATTCACGGTCACTTACATTCTAATCGTGTGAAGAAAGCATATGGTGTTGATGCCAAAACCGGAGAAGTAAAGTACAGTGATGAAAATGATTTACGTTATCATTGTGTTTGTGTTGAGCAAACTGACTTTAAGCCTATCTTATTTGAAAATGTAATTAAACGAATCGAGGCAGAGGGCGGGTCAATTGGATTTAAAAGTGGTAACGGCCCAACGATGTAAGAGTCGCTAAAAGAAAATAGGACCTCAGGGTCCTATTTTTATGGCTAAAATTTATGTTTTTATAATATACGCATAAATAACATTATCATGTTTCAATTTATCACAGACCTATCACACACATTATTAAGTTTTATAAAAGACGATCCTGTACGCCCTGAAATCTCTAAAGATTTTAGAGTTAGTGATGGCAGGGTTGTCGCAGCATTAACCAATGAAGAACAACAACCCGAAGCAATGGTTTGTGTTAGCTTCCATGACTTTGTTCCTGAAGATATAGAGGGATTGAAGAAAACTAGTCAAGTGCCCACTACCGCAATATTCTATACTATATGGAGTTACAAAAGCGGTAAAGGTGCAGAGTTACTTATGCAAGCGGTAAAAGGAATTCAAATACAATATCCTAGCGTTACAAGATTTGTAACATTAAGCCCTAAGACTAACTTAGCCCGCAGGTTCCATCTTAAAAACGGGGCTATCGTTTTCAGAGAAAACATAGATACCACAAACTATGAGTATCTTACAGAAACTCCTAAAGAAATTCCCGAAAATAACAGTTGACAATAAATGGTTTTGGGTGTATACTACAGGTATGCTGAAAGAACACCTAAAATCTCGTCACTTAGACTTGGAACTTCACAGGCCCGTGCTTGATGAAGTTGAGGGTGTTGCTACATTCTACCTGTGGAATCTAAGCGGCCAACTAGTCGGGTATCAGCAATATCGTCCCTTGGGCGAGAAAAAACCACAGAATAATCCCAAAGAGGGTAAGTATTTCACATACCGAAATCAGCCCACGCAGACTGTCTGGGGCGTGGAAAGTCTCTTTTTAAGCCCCGGAGTTGTGTTTGTATGTGAAGGGGTGTTTGATGCGGCCCGGTTGACTGAGCGTGGATTTAGTGCGTTGGCCGTGCTATCTAACAACCCCAATAGCGACCTGCGTAACTGGTTAACCTGTCTGAATCGTCGGGTTGTCGCAGTTTGTGACAATGATAGTGCTGGCCTGAGACTGGCCGAATTCGGGGACTGTTGCGTTTTTACAACAGATAAGGACCTCGGGGATAGCGACACGGAATTCGTCTCGGCCTTGCTAGAAACCCACGGTTGACATTAAATGGGTTAGGGTATATAATACACTTATGAACTCAGAAAACGTCCGCAAGCGCAGAACAGATCGTAATCAGGTCCTGTACTACATTCAAGATGTAGTTACACAGGAAACTTATATCGGTCTTACTGCGTTGTCATTCAAGGGTAATGTGTTTCGCACACTACGCCGTCGTATGCAAAAGCATATGCAACGGGCCTTGACTGAACGTAAGAATTGGGGTTTGAGTTGTGCATTGCGTGAACGTGGTGCCGAGCGTTTTATATTCGGTGTTATTGAAGTTGTTCGTGGCAAGCGTCCTGCACATGAGCGTGAGACAGAGTTGATTAACACATTGCGTCCAGCATTGAACACATTTGGAGTTAGTAATGACTAAAGCATGGAAGCCCTTATCAGAAAAGCGCGGCTTTAATAGGCTAGCAAAGGAATTGAAGCGTGAGCGTAAGAACGCACAGCCTGCAAAGCCTGCGCCTAAGAAGGAAGAAAAAAAATGAACGAACGAATTAAAGAACTTGCCAAGGTTGCTGAATATTGGGCCAACACGTTTGAAGATAAAAGTAGATATCAAGAATACTTGATGGAAACTTTCGCCGAACTGATTGTTCGAGAATGTGCGTTGGTTGCTAAAACTCTACCGCATACTCCAGAAAGACATTGGGTTCAAGATTCAGTAACATATATTCCTGTTCATTGTGAGCAGAATATCCTGAAACATTTCGGAGTTGAAGAATGAATACACCAATCGTACCTGACAGTCTAATCAAGATGTGGGCTGATCCTCGCTTTCAAATTCTAGCAGAGGTTGACAAATTGTTGATGGGTAGTAAAACTTGGAATGGTCAAGAATATACCTATCATCCTATACATCCTGACAAGTATAAACTAGTTGCAGTAAAGGTCCGTAAAGCATTGTATGACCTTCAGGCAGAATATGGAGTTGAAGAATGAACGAACAAATTGAAAAACTTGCTGAACAGTGCCGAATTGAAACTTACGGGGTAAATGGTGAGTTACTAGAGTTTGGGTTTGACCAAGAAAAGTTCGCCGAGATGATTATAGAGGAGTGTGCTAGGGAGGTTGAAGAATTTGCACGAAAGTGGTGGTCTATTCATTGCCATAGCAACAAACACGCGGAGACAACCCGTAAAGCACATGACGATTTTTGTGCATTGCAAAGAGCAATCAGAAGAAGAGGAAAAACGGAATGAACGAACGAATTAAAGAACTTGCTGTCGAGGCTAAACTTGGGCCAGCACTATTGTTACATTACTATCGTACTATCCATGCCCTAACCGACACCGAACAAGAAGGATTAGAGCAAATAGAAAAGTTCGCCGAGTTGATTGTGAAAGAATGTGCTGGTGTTTGCCACACACATGGATGGGGAATGCTAGAGCATGGTATGTCAGGGCACAATATTGCTGATGACTGCGGCACACTGATTAAAGAACATTTCGGAGTTGAAGAATGAGTAACGAAATCACTATTGAAATGCTTGACCGAAAGATTGCATGGTGTGAGCAAAACTTATTTTGGGGCAAAAGTTCCAACATACATCGTATGCAAGATTTCTATTATGAAAAGACTAGGTCTAGTGTAAAAGAAGATTGGCCTGAAAGTTTTACATTTCAGGAACTTGCTAAGATCCTGAATGAGGAACAAGTTAGGTATAGGGTTTACTATAGCAAAGATAACCTTACTTTGCGACTGTTTATATACCGTCCTCGCTGTACTCATGCTGAAGAAAAAAAGATGTTAGATTTGGGATTTGTTTTTGCTAAAGATGGTGATACAGAAAACATTCCTGATCAACCAGTAGAGGTAGAAGAATGATTGACTATAAATTTATTGGTTGGAACAATAAAGATGGTTCAGACAAAGTTTGGGGTGCTATCTATATGGAAGATAGAACCAAGATGCGTCCTAAAGTATTAATCTTCTGGGGACGCCGTGGACATAAACTTCAAACCAAAATGGATCGTGAAGGTTGGGACTTAGATAAATTGGTTACATCAAAAAAAGAAAAAGGGTATAAAACACTTATGGATTATGAACTGAAACAAGTTTATCCAGAATTTCTAAGTGATTTAGAAAAGACCACAATGTGGGCACTATTAAAACTATGAAAACAAAAGAAGAAATTATTACCAGCATGTGCTATACTTATAGACATGATTTTGGGTTACTCAAACTAGACAATGAACCATCTTGGACAAGTGGCATGACAAAGAAGGATGCCGAAATGCTTTACAAAACGATGGAACAGATATATAATAACGATATTGAACCTATTCTAGAACATTACAAAGGAAAAGAAAATGCAACTAAGTGAAATTAACAACACATTTCAACACCGAATAACTGGTGGAAGTGATTATGGTTGGGACTGCTATGGCTCTAATACATGGTCTATTGACTATACTAGCAACTATGCACACGGCTATGTAATCTTTGATACAGTAACTCAAAAGGTGTATGAAGTCAATGTAAGCCCGGCGTTTCGTGTTAGGGATACAGATGAACCTGAACCAAAGCCCTATCGTTACATTGACCCTGACTATCGTGTGTCACATGATACAGAGGCAAAAGATCGGCTTGTTGATGCTGACCAAGCATGGGATGATGTAAAGTGGGTTGATTTGGAAACAGAAGAAGATTTTATTGATAAGGCATCTAAGATGTTTGATGGTCAAATTTTTGATACTCGTGTAGTAGTGCCCGTTGATTTAGATAGTGATACTATGCTAAAATTAGCAATGGAAGCACATAATCGTGATATCACATTGAATAAAATGATTGAAGAAATTTTGCGTGAATTGATTGTCAACAAAACAGTAGCCTAACACGTTATATATATACAGGAGATTATTGTATGAAAAAGTTTACTTTGATTATAGCACTATTAGCAGTTAGCACAGTGGCATTTGCTGATATAGATTGTCGTTGGGGAATTGATCATCGTCATCCAGCATGCGGACCTCGAGGACATCATTCACATCAAGGACCAACTGTAGTTTATCGTGATAACAACAATTGGGTAGCACCATTAGTTATTGGTGGTATTGCTGGAATAATTATTGCAAATCAAAATAGACAACCGGAACCTGTTGTAGTACAACAACAGCCGGTGTATGTTCAACAGCAAGTTTATCCTCCTATAGGATATCATTTTCAATATATACTTGATCCATACTGTAATTGCTATAAACAAGCATTAGTTCCAAACTAATTGACATTCTTTCGAATGTGTGTTATCATACGTAATGAATTTTTTACAAATAGCCAACTACGTTAAAAATGACTATTCAGCAAACCCTATTCGTTTTGTCGTGGAAGTTACGGCTTGGATGCTTAGTATCGGATGTGCGGTCACAATGGCGCTTACAGTACCGAACCCGCCTCTACTTATTTTGTATCCTATTTTTATTACTCAATGCATTATGTATGGGTGGGCTAGTTATAGCCGCCGATCTGTTGGCATGATTGCTAACTATGCATTGCTAGTAACTATTGATTGTGTTGGTCTCGTTCGTATGTTAATTAATTAAGGAAATATTATGAGAAAGAAAAAACTTCAAAGTGCAATTGAACCAAGTAAACTTGAACCCCTGTGGGCCAAGACAGGTGATAACTCTTGGATTGCAACATTACAAGAGGATCCAGAGACAGGTGATATGATTCTACCATTGCCGGATGATTTAATGAAATCACAAGGATTTGAAATTGGTGATGTGTTGAAATGGAAAGATAATAAAGACGGATCTTACAGTATTAGTAAGAAAGCATCCGAGGAGAAGCAATGGGTGTTAGTTGAAGCTGTCAGTACATTCCGTACTCGTTACATGGTTGAAGTACCAGTTGGTATTGATAACTACGGTAACAATAAGGTTAAATGGGCATTGGATACTGTAACGATGGGTGAAGCAAAAGAGTTTAGTCAGGAACATCTTGGTGAACAGATTGTTAGCCATCGTGTAGTGACTAAGAAAGAAGCACTTGCTTTGTGTGATGCAGACAATGATTACGCCGATGAGTGGGAAAAAGAACTTAAAATGAAAAACTTTTTTACTACATGGGAAGAACAAAATGGAAACGATTGATGTACTAGAGAAACCTTATAGTCCAACAAAAGATTGGGGAGATAAGGAATGGAATAAGTTTACAAATTGGTTGACTGGAATGCTCAAGATTAATGAGAGTGTTACAGTAACTTTCACTAAGGTAGACGGGTCTGTGCGTGTAATGAATTGCACATTGAAACCAGAACTCTTACCTGTAGTTGAAGTAAAACCCTTAGCAGAAGGTAAACTTCTTAGGAAGGAGTCAACCACTAGTATTCGAGTATTTGATTTAGAAAAAAAAGAATGGCGTAGTTTTACGACAAAAAATGTCACTAAGGTGGAATTTAGTATATAAAGGTAAATTAAATGGCAACATTAACTTTCTTAAAATGCTCTTACCCTAACTGTAATAATACAGTCGGGCAACATAGTAAAACAAAAAATACCAGTAAACAAGTGTGTTCGGCTCACCGAACACATAGAAAAGGTGAAGTTGATAAATGGAAAATGAATAAAGGATGTGCAAATAGTGATGGTCACTATGGATTCCCGTGTGTTTGCGGGACAATATTGCATCCAGCAACATTAGACATTAATCATATTGATGGCAATAATGGTAATAGAGATGAATCAAACATTGAAGTTCTTTGTAAAATGTGCCATACTCATGCTACAATTACAAACGGACATCATTTGCAACCTAGACCAGATAGAAGAACTAAATTAGCAGATACTGAATTATTTGATTGGGGTTGACAATAAATGGATGGTGTGCTATACTACGGGTTATGAAAAAGCAAATTCTATCTTTCACAATTGAACAGCCCAAACATCGGGCTCACCTTGTGTTGTTTAAAAACAACACTCCGTTCAAGCCAAAAATTGTGCAGTCTAAAGTACTGTTCAAACGTAAACCCAAGCATTCCAAACAGGAGTTTTGATATGAACGAAACCCTCGTGATTTTGGAAAAACTATTAAAGTCCCATGATTGGTCTTTTGACTATAGTGATGACTATTCCGTTTGGAAAAGGGGCATGGCTGAATGGCAAGCAATCAATCAGGAACAGAAAAGATTGATTAGTAATGGACTGGTCACAGTAGAGGAAGTCCAAGAATTGACACAAAAATACGCACCCAAAACTTGACGTTAAATGGTCTTGGGTGTATAATTCGTATATTAACGTAAAAAGGAAATCAAAATGTCTCTTAAAATTAAAGCACTTCTCCAATTGATAGCCCTAGTTATAGCTAGCATAGCATCAATACTATTGGTTGATTCGGTCGTAACCTACGTGTCCAGAGAGACCCTTGTGGATGCTGTTGGCTTTGGACTACTAGGCGGTATGTTGTATTTAGGCTATACCCTCTTGTTATCCCGTTTGGAATCTCAGGAAACTCTGGACAAGATTCAGCAAGACCTCAAAAAATAATTTGACATTAAATGGATTTGGGTATATAATAGAGTCTTAATCAGTTAACTAAAGGAGTTTTTATGACTGACATTTCTGAAATCAACCGTGCTATTATCTCTGGTAATTTTACCAATGACCAACTGACTAGCATCAATGATGCCGTCAAGTTTGCTCGTGCCCAGATCGCACAGAAAAACAAGTATACCCTGACAGTGGGTACTAAAGTGAAATTCACTAACAGCCGCACTGGTATGGAAATCACAGGCGATGTACAAAAAATCAATCGTAAATTTGTTATCGTTAAGACTGGTCCGTTGAATACATGGCGTGTTCCGGCTAATATGTTGTCTGCCGCTTAAGGAGTAAATCATGGATAAAGTTTTTGTTGTTATTGGTGCCGCAATCGTAGGTATTGCTGGTATTGTATTTCTTAGTTTTCTATTAAGTTGGCCCGTGATGTGGCTTTGGAATAACGCACTGGTTGGAGCCGTTGTCGGTATCAACGAAGTGTCTTGGGTTCAGGCTTGGGGTATTTCTACATTGTCTGGAATCTTGTTTAAAACTAGTGTGAGTAATTCAAAATGAGCAAAATGGCTGACCTGGATCTAAGCATCCGTGACATGCTGGACGAGGGTTATAACCCGGTTTCTATCTCTGTGCGACTGGGAATTCCAGTACACTTTGTCTATGATGTACTAGAATATGATCAGGAATATGAGGATTTTAGCCCGTTCAATACAGTAAATTCTTGATCCTGACGGTTGACATTAAATGGATTTGGGTCTATAATAGAGACTTAAACAGTTAAACAACAGGTGAAGAAAATGAAAGTGTATTCGTTAATAGAATTTGTAGATTACGAGGGATCGGATCTAGTGGGTGTATTCGGATCGGTAGAGGACGTGCTAAAGTGCGTAGAGAATGGTAACGGAAAGTGGTACTGTGACGACCTAGGGTATGTGGAGTCTGAGCTAGGCGAGAAAATAAGGGACGTACTGGGTGTAGTAGAGTATGTGTCCTTTGTTAATTATCGTAATAAGAAAGTGGAAGTTTAGGTTGACATTAAATGGTTTTGGGTATATAATAGAGTCTTAATCAGTTAATTACAGGAGTTTACAAATGGCTTATATGTCTCAGGAAAAGAAAGCAAAAATTGCCCCTAAAGTCAAGGCTATTCTTGCTAAGTACAAGGTCAAAGGTTCGTTGGCTGTACGCAATCATTCGTCCTTAGTTCTGAATCTCAAGTCGGGTTCTATCGACCTGATTGAAAACTATATCGAAACCGATAGCAAAACCTTTCACGGTAATAAAATGTCGCAGGACCAAATTGACTATATCCGTAGCAAAAAGTCTATGGATGTGAATCCCTACTGGTTCAAAGAACATTTCAGTGGTAAGTCGTTGGACTTCCTGAAAGAAATTTTTGTTGCAATGAACGATGGCAACTGGGACAAAAGTGACATTCAATCCGACTACTTTAACGTAGGCTGGTATGTTGATGTGAACGTTGGTAAGTGGGACAAGCCTTATACTGTTGAGGCTTAATATGAATATTGATGCTGAACAACTATTATTTTTTGAATTCTTGTCCTCATTGTCTGAGGATCAATTGAAAAAGTATTTTGCTATGCTTGGTCCAGAAGAATCAGAATACGTTCGCCGTGTCGTGCGTAATGTCGGAACACAATTGAATATGGCAATTGCCGAATTACATGATGAGGTTGAGGACCTTGCTATTGCAGGAAATGTCCTTGATGGTTTTACTCTTTCGGGTAAAACAAAATGATTTTGGTAATAATAATGGTTGACAATAATGCCAATCTGTGTTATCATTATAACAGTGCTGAGTAATCAGTACATTTTTAAACTTAGCTTATCTTAAAGGAAACAAAATGGCTAATCAAACTTTCAAAGTCGCTGGTATTACTACTCACAACGGTAACACTAAAGTTCGTTTCACTGATGACATGGTTCGCCGTATCAAGCAGTTCACTAAGGGCGGAGCAAGTCGTATTGACTTGGTCGAGTTGCCTAGTGAAATGACTAAGGTCGAGGCCCTACAACACATCGCTACATTGGAGATGTTTGCATCTCCCGGTGATCAGGCAACTATTGCCGATACACTTGCTGACAAAATGAAGGAAGCAAGCAAAGGCACTGTAAAGGTTAAGGTCGCAAAGACTAAGGCTAAGCCTAGCATTGATGCTATCAAGGCACGTGCTAAGAAGAACGTTTCGGTTGAGCAAGTGCTTGCCGAAGCTGGCGTTACTACTAAGTAATCAAAAGGGGCTATATGCCCCTAAACCCAACAAAGGAAAATATGAAACTCTCTGATAAAATTTCAAAATGCAATGACAACCTAACTGTCAATATGTATGACAATGGCTATATGGTTGAAGTGTCTGGCAATGACTCAAACAGTGATTGGAAATCTGCAAAGATTATGTGCCAAACATTGGAAGAAGTCTATGCTGTAATCGCTGAAGCCAGTGCAATGGAACGTAATTAAAGATTAATATATGCCAGTACTAACCACATTCGCTCAAAAATTCAATCCACGTAGAAACTTTGATCCCTCTAATGTCAAAGACCTTAAAGAATTGAAATTTTTTAAAGAACACATGAAATGGAAAATAGCTTGTCCGTTTAATCTAGAGGATCCGTTCTTAGAGATTCCTGCAATGTGTATGTCAAAGTATACTGACTATATGCTTATGAAACTGAAAACATAAAAAGCCCCGAAAGGGGCTTTTTTATTGCTTGAATACTCCGTAGTATGCTTTACCGTAACAACCAGATTCATTTAATTTTGCAGTTCCCGATCCTGGCAATGCTATCAACCCGTCTAACATATCTTTAGTTAACTCAAATGGGTGTCCATCATGCGGTGGAATATCTATCCATTCAAACAGTCTAAGCACTGGTGCTGCTCGTTTAGCATTGTTAATGATTCGTTCTACACTTTCAACATGCTGTAGACAATTATAAATCCAAACTTCATCCCACCCTTCTTCATCTACTTCTTCACCGGGTTGAACATTGACACTAATGTTATGTCCAGCATAACGTAGTTTAGTCCATTCAGGGTAATTAATAGGGTCACAGACTTTACCCTCTTTTAGATTCTTGCACTTAAGAAGCATGGAACTTGGTCCGCCACCTATATCAAGTATGCGTTTACCACCAACATCAAACGAATAATGCCGTTGTGGTATTTCCATAAACTTAGCATAGACATAATGCTTTTGATCCTCATCAAATGTATTAGCGCAGTTGCCCCAATACTCTATTTCAAAATCATGTTCGCTCATAATATAATAAATTGTTTGTGAACCAACCCATATGAACACCTTTTTTCATATCGGTTATTAGTTGTTGTTCTTTGGTTGTGTTTCTTACTAATCCTGCATTAGTAAGTTTTTTGGCCCAGTCACTTTTGTTTTTGCAATTGATATGCCCAATGCCACCTTGACCTATTGCGGCTGCTGTCCATATTAATGTCTTGCCAACAGTTGATACTACTTTAGTAACTACTTCATCTTCCAATGCTTGTTCAATGTGTTCTGCTACTTCCATGCATACAACAACATCGGCACTTTCGTTTGTGATATCAAATAGACTTTGATAGGTAAGATGTTCTTTGCCATGTACTCTGTCATCTACATCTATGCCTTTAGCATCAATTCCACAATCTCTAAAGCTATCTACAAAGTGTCCAGGGCCGCATCCTATGTCTAATAATGTTGCTGGATTCAATTCTTGTTTGATCCATGCTGCTAATCTATTAGCAAAAGGCTTTTCCTCTGCTTGCATATGATTATAGTTTAATCGTTCAGGGTGCTTGGGATATTCTTTCTTTAACCAATCAAGTTCAGCACGATTATTCTTACGCTCATACCAACCTTTGCCTACATGTACATTTAATACATTTTGAAAGTATTCTTCATACATGGGTGCTACTTTATCTAATGTAAAGTTCTCTGCCCACTCTCTGCAATTCTTTGGATCAATTCTATCTATGTTCTTTGCTGCCCATACAAAGTGATCAAATGTACGACAACGATAACCTGTATAACCATGTAAATTGTTTTCAGTAAAGCTACCCCAATCAGTTGTGATTGTAGGAGTACCACTCATTAACATTTCAATCTGTACGCCACCAAATGGTTCTATGTACATACTTGGAACGAATGCACCTTTAGCATTACTCATTAGTTTCTTGCGTGTGGGTATATCAGCATATCCGACAAACTCTACATGAGGAGGAAATTTCATATCATCTGGCTTTTGTCCTGCGATAATTAGTTTCTCGCCCGCTGCTTCTGTTGCTTGTATTGCTACATTAACACCTTTACCATCGTAAACTCTACCTAAGTATAAGAAATAATTTTCTTTTTTTTCTTTGAATTCAAAATCATCTATATCAAAGTAATTTGGAATGACAGCATCATACCAATCTTGTTTACATGTACCAACAGCAGTAAGGCCATAGTAAGCGTGATAGATTGAGTATGATTCAAATATCTTCCATCGTGCCCAATGTCCACCTGCATAACCAATGCCTGGTTCTACAACTATCATATCAGGATGTGCATCACATACTGGTCTGACACCTGAACCCCAGAAAGGTAATATGAAGTCGTTCTTTTGTTTTCTTTTGCCAACTTCTCTGATAGCATTAGCAAAGAATGTTTGATAAGCGTGATCACCTCTATCGAATTTGAAAAAGTTTTTACGCCAATCATAATCGCCGTAAGCTATTTTCCAATCTTCATTTGTGATTACGGTGACATGTTCATCGCAAATTAAATCGCTATCTTCATGTCCATAGTGAATGATTGTATGCCCGCGGGCTTTCATCATCTTGCCGAATTTTACAACCTTTTGTGTATAGGCGCAAGCGTTGTATTCTTTACTTGTTACCGTGTGAGGTAAGCCTAGGATATGAAATCTCATAGAGATATTTATCCTAGGCCCAGTGTTGCCAAAAAAAAATTAAGGATTAGATATCGATTTTATAACCCAGAAATCACTACTCATACTAGTGTTTTGTATCACTTGAAACGGCATGTAGAAGTAACCACGGTCACCCCAATTTGTTCCCCAACTATTTCTAGCTATGAATGTGTTATCATTTTTATTGTACCCAACTAATAATACAGCATGTCCACCTAATAATTTCTCTTTCTTAGTGTCAGGATACGGCATGATACCGGTTCTTGCTACTATATTAGTGTCAAAACTTGAATATACACTAAATCCAATTGTAACTGGATATCCACTAGCGATAGCATCTATTACAGCATTAAAGTCTGCTGCACGTTGATATGATGTAACTTTTCTTTTTGCTGCATCAATCAATGCTTCTTTTGATGGAACACTTCTAAACTTACTGATATTGTATGGCCATAAGTTTTCAATTGGTGCACCATACTTATAACATACTTTGATACCATCTCTTATATATGCACCACTATCATAATTTACTGTACCAATTAACACTCTTTCATAGTAATAGATAAAAAGACGGCTTATGTCAAGGGTCCTCTTTTGTCTTTTGTATAGTAATTCTATTGCCCCTGCTATTGCGTTGCCAGTACAACTGCCCAAGTTACCTTGGTTCTCAATTAATGAACAGTACTGTCTTAAATCAACTACATTAGATTGTGTCTTATTTGTTAATTGATATGGATGATCTCTTGTATCTACTTTATCACGTACCCAATGATATTTAGGTATATCAAATTCTGGTTCAATCTTTTTAATTTTTTGAAGAATAGGTTTACGATGTAATCCTGGATCCTGTTCTATGTCAATTATTGTACTTGGATCTTGTTTCATAATGATTATGCATAAGTAGCATTTAGAGTATACCATTGTCCGCCAGGAGCAGTTGCTGCTGCGGTACATATAAAGTCAAGTCTAGCACCGGCTAGTTGTGAGTAAGCAACGTTTGCTGCTTGTGTATTAATAATACCGTTACCTAACGGATAGACCGCTAATGCGTTAGCACTAGTGTTAACAACTGTAATTCTCATACCGGCAACTGCGGTTGGCAATGTTATACCTGATCCTGATGCTACAGTAGATACAACGTTGAAGTCTTTTGTAACAGCAGTAGCATTAGCTTGTACTGTTCCGGCAGCCGAGATACCTGTTGCCACACTGAATATATGATTTGTAGTAGCTATAATATTAGAACCAGAAATGTTACCAGTAACACTTAAACTTGTTAATGTACCCACTGAAGTGATATTTGGTTGAGCCGCAGTTGTTACAGTACCTGCTGTAGTTGCACTAGTTGCGCTAGCTACGGCGCCGGTTACATTACCACCAACAATAGTACTTAACCCAAATCCATTACCAGTAAATACACCTGTGTTTGCAGTAAACGCTACCGCTGTAGCGGTGCCGTTTACGCTCAATGATGTTAATGTACCAACTGAAGTGATATTTGGTTGTGCATTAGTTGTTATAACCGCAGTTGAATAATTTGCTGTTAATAAATTACCAGCATTGATGTTACCTGCTGTGATATTACCAGTTACAGATAAACTTGTCAATGTACCTGTACTTGTGATATTTGGTTGTGCATTAGTTGTTACTGTACCTGCTGTTGTAGCACTGGCCACAGTACCACTTACATTAGCACCTGCAACTGCATTTGCTGTTGTTGCGAATGATACAGCACCGGTTACGTTAGCACCAACTAATGAACTTAAGCCATTACCGTTACCCGTTATTAGACCACTGTTTAATACAATTGTGCCATTACCAAATACCGCATTAGCAGTTGCATTGCCAATTGTCAAGCCTGTTAATGTACCTGTACTTGTAATATTAGGTTGTGCATTAGTTGTTACAGTACCTGCTGTTGTAGCACTTGTTGCTGCACCTGACAAAGCACCAATGAACGTTGTTGCATATAATGCACCATTACTTGTGTTTGCCACAAATGCTGCGTTTGCATATGCAATAGCAGTACCGGTAAGTGCATTTGCAAACTGCAAATAAGCATTACCAGCAAGCAATTGTGTAATACTATCATATGTTGCAACGTTTGCGAACGGCACTGTACCGGTTACATTAGCACCGACTAGTGAACTTAATCCATTTCCATTACCAGTAAATACACCTGTGTTTGCAGTAAAGTTTGGCGCTGTGATTGTACCACTTACATTCAACGATGTTAGTGTACCAACGGAAGTAATATTACCTTGTGCTGCTGTGGTTACTGTACCTGCTGTAGTTGCACTACTTACAGTGCCGGTTACGTTAGCACCAACTAATGAACTTAATCCATTACCATTACCAGTAAATACACCTGTATTAGCAGTAAATGCTACAGCAGTTACGGTGCCGCTCACACCAAGAGATGTTAATGTGCCAACTGAAGTAACCTGTGTTTGACTTGCATTAACACTGAATACAGAACCAGTTAATGTTAAACCGGTGCCAGCTTGATAAGTACCTGCACCAGAGAACTGTGCAAATACAAGTAAACTTGTTCCTATGGTAATAGGTGCATCAGTTGTTTGCACCCAACTAGTATCTGCTTGAGTAGTACCTGATGTAACAAATAAGAAGTCACCGCCTGCTACTTCTATTGAGTTATCAAAATCAGTTGCACGGGTTATGACAGTAGTACTTGTATAGGTGTATACTCCGTTCCACGCAGCATTTGCTTCATTCTTAACAAGAATACGTGTTCCTACCGTTTGTACATTACCACCGTCAATTAACAAGTAAGTGCCTGTTGTAGTTAATGTAGCACCTACTCCACTTGTACCGTTATTATAAGTAACTGTTCCACCTGTTGCAGTAGCTAAAGTACCAGTTGTTGCTACGTAAGCAGCTTGGTGTACGTGCAATCCTTGAGCAACGGTATCAACATAATTCTTTGTAGCAGCATCAGTAGATGCCACCGGTTCAGCAAGACTTGTTATGTTCTTGGTGCCCATATTAACATTGCCACTTAATGTTAATCCAGTTAATGTACCAACACTAGTAATATTTGGTTGTGCATTTGTATATACTGTACCTGCAACTAATGCATTACCCACTTGACCGGTTACATTAGCACCAACTAACGAACTTAATCCATTTCCGTTGCCAGTGAATACACCAGTGTTAGCTGTGATGTTTGCTGCTGTCACTGTACCACTAACACCCAATGATGTTAATGTACCAACACTAGTAATATTTGATTGTGCAGCGGTGTATACTGTACCTGCTACTAATGCGTTTCCTACTTGTCCACTTACATTAGCACCCGCTACTGAGTTAGCTGTTGTCGCAAATGCCACCGCCCCACTAACATTAGCACCCGCTACTGAGTTAGCTGTGCCGGCGTATGTTACTTGACCAGTTACATTAGCACCAACTAATGAACTCAACCCGTTACCATTACCTGTAAATACACCTGTATTAGCAGTGAATGCTACTGCTGTTACAGTGCCGTTCACACCCAATGATGTTAGTGTACCCACTGATGTAATATTGGGTTGTGCTGCTGTTGTTACAGTACCTGCAGTAGTAGCACTTGTTGCCGCACCTGATAATGCACCAACAAATGTTGTTGCGTAAAGTGCGCCGTTACTTGTGTTTGCTATGAAAGTTGCATTTGCAGTCTCGGTAACATTTCCAGTTAACGCATTTGCAAACATCAAATAAGCATTACCACTTGATTGTGTTGTAACATTAATGAAATCTGCAACATTAGCATAAGCAACGTTTAAGTTAGAAACTCGTGTTGTACTTGTTACTGTTAATGGGGCAGTACCGGTGGCAATATTAGAAGTTAAAGTTGTTCCTTGAACTGCTGCTGCCGAGAATAAGTTACCTACGTTAGCATTAGCAGTTACGGCAAGTGAACTTAATGTGCCTACACTAGTGATGTTTGGTTGAGCATTTGTATATATAGTACCTGCTACTAGTGCATTTCCTACTTGACCAGTAACATTAGCGCCTACTAATGAACTTAAGCCATTGCCGTTACCAGTGAACACCCCTGTATTTGCCGTGATATTTGCGGCGGTTATTGTACCACTTACACCAAGTGATGTTAATGTTCCAACACTAGTGATATTGGGCTGTGCTGCTGTTGTTAATGTGCCGGCTAAGTAACTAGCAGATACTAAATTACCACCGGTTACATTTCCATTAGTAATATTACCAGTAACTGATAAACTAGTTAGTGTTCCAACTGATGTAATATTAGGTTGTGCATTAGTTGTAACTGTGCCAGCAGTACCTGCACTTACTGAATATGTTGCATTTGCTACCGTTCCAGTTACATTGCCACCCGCTACACTGTTTGCTGAATCTGCAATATTAGCATGATTTGCCCCACTTACATCACCGGTGACATTAGCGCCTGCTACTGCATTAGCGGTAGTTGCGTATGCTACTGCTCCGGTTACATTTGCACCAACAATAGAACTCAACCCATTTCCATTACCAGTAAATACACCTGTATTTGCAGTAAATGCAACTGCGGTTACTGTGCTACCTACATCAAGTGATGTTAATGTACCAACTGAAGTAATGTTTGGTTGACTAGCAGTTGTTAATGTGCCGGTAAAATAATTAGCAGAAGCAAGATTACCAAGATTAGCATTTCCAGTTGTTAGATTGCCTGCAATATTTGCACCGCCACTATTAACTTGAAGTTGAGGGGTAGTGTTTCCATTAATAAATGTAGATATGTTTCCACCGGCGGCTATGGTTAAGTTTGATAATCCGTTTTTCATCAAGCCACTATTGATTGTTGTTATATTACCAGTAGTTATGACGGCAGTAGTAGTACCCAAGTTACCGGTATTAGCATTACCTGTTACAGTTAAAATATTATTTACATTTACATAATTAGCAGAAGCAAGATTACCAAGATTAGCATTACCTGTTGTTAGATTACCTGATGTTGTAATAGAATTGCTACCAGCTGCAATAATACCTATTATATTTCCACCGGTGATATTACCTGTACCAGTGATTACCCCTGAGCCAAATCCTAAATTACCTACATTAGCATTTCCTGTAGTTATTATTGTATTACTACCCGCCGCAATAGTACCAATTATATTTCCTGTGGTGATATTACCAGTACCAGTGATTGATCCTGATCCAAAATTTAAACTATTTACATTAGCAGTTGTAACACTAAAAGTGTTAGTAGTCTCATCAAAAGTCATGTTTGCAGATAGACCAAGTCCTCCTGCATCATTATAGAATACTTGAGTATTGCCCGTAGCAGTAAATGTTGGGATAGATGATACGTTTCCAGTAGAATCTTTAACCGATACTTGGTTAGATCCGTTAAGAAATATTGACCCGCTTCCGGCCGGAGGGGTAGTTACTGCTACGTTTGATTCTTGTTTGAGTATTAATGCCATTTTAAATCCTATTTATTCTTTCATACTTGTACTAAAATACCATTTACAACCAAATCACCGTCGACTGTGATTGGGATTGAAAACAGACCTTGTCTATTTTCTTGAACTGTATAAGTTGTTCCTGAAGGGATGTAGTACGGCATCTGACCAGTGTCAGTGCCCCCACCTGGTGCTGTCCAAGACAAATTGCCTGAGCCATTAGTTTGTAATACATAACCGCTTGTTCCGCCGGTGATTATCACATTACTAATATTTCCTAAATTGGATAAGCTATTGACTTGAATATTTGGTACAGATAATGTATTAGAAGTATTATCATAGGTGAAACCCACTGAGCCACCAAATGCTCCTATATTGTTATATTGAACTTGTGTATTTGAGCCACCGGGTGTACCACCGCCTCCGCCTCCCTGCACCGCCCAAGATAGATTTCCAGAACCGTCAGTCTGTAATACATACCCGTTTGTTCCGCCGGTAATTTTTACATTACCTACATTACCTAAATTAGATATATCGGTTACTGATATGTTTGTGGTAGATATATTTCCAGAACTTGCGTCTAGGGTTATATTTCCAGCCGAAAGGCCATTTTTTACGTTAAAGTACTTTGTTGTCACAGTTCCATTTTCCCTGTTAAACTTAATTAAATTTTAATTAAATTATGTTAATATATATTGTACCACCACATTTACATTTGCTGTACTGCTAACAGTAGAATTTGCTGTTGCGTACACAGTTACATTACCACTAACACCATTAATGTTAGCAGTAATATCAATTAAGTCTGCTGCATTATTAGTGCATATTGATCCGTATATTGTTATATATGCGTTTGCTCCGTCTTGGACTAATAATGTTTCTATTGATTGATACCCATTGGCACTAGCTGCGCTAATCACATATTTTGCTGTTCTAAATGTTGCAGTAGAAAATTCATCAATAACAGTCGCACTAGTAGTGACTCCTACATTACTACGATTTGATACTGCACCGCCGTTAAACGCTACATAATTTGCAGTAACATTGTTTGCACTGACATTCCCAGTAACTGATAGATTACTTAATGTACCAATACTAGTGATGTTTGGCTGAGCATTCGTTGTTAATGTACCGGTAAAATAGTTAGCACTAACTAAATTGCCACCAGTAATATTACCATTTGTTATGTTACCTGTGACAGAAAGTGATGTTAATGTACCTACTGATGTAATATTAGGTTGAGCGTTAGTTGTTAAGGTGCCCGTAACGTAATTAGCATTTAGCAAGTTACCGGCATCTATGTTGCCTGCTGATAGATTACCTGAAATATTTGCTGTACCGGTTATATTAGCACCAGTACCAGAAACAACTACTACGTTAGCATTGCCTGCAACACTCATTGTAATATTACTACTTGCTAGAACTTGTAAATTACTAGTTCCATTGGTTAAACTTGATGTACTGATAGTTACAAAACTTAGATTACCATTACCGTCTGTTTGAATAACTTGAGTATTACTACCGCCGGTTACTTTTACATTACCAATTGCACCCAGTGACACATTACTTGCACCAGTCAAGTTTACATTACCAGTTGCAGCTAAGTTAGATAGTGTACCTACTGATGTAACATTTGGTTGTGATGCTGTTGTCAATGTACCAGTTAAATTACTAGCACCAATTGTACCTGAATTTGCATACACATCTCCAGCAGTTATAGTTGAGGTTACGGTTAGAGTACCAAGAGTACCTACACTAGTTAAACTTGAAGTTATAACACTTGCATTTAATGTTGTGCCGGTCAAGTTTGCTGCATTAGCAGTAATAGAAACGTTAGATGCTGCTGTTAGTTGACCTTGTTGATTAACTGTAAATGATGCTACTGAATCACTTCCGCCGTATGATGCGGCAGTTACTGCTGTATTAGAAATACTAAACTGTGAACCAGTTAATGTTAATCCAGTACCTGCGGTATATGTTCCTGCACCAGAGAATTGAGTAAATGTAATATCTGTAGTTCCAACTGTAATTGGATTATTTGATGTACATACCCAACCAGTGTTATCATTCACACTACCCATTTCTACAAATATAAATGCACCGGGCATTTCAACACCCACATTAAAGTCTGCTGAACGAGTTAGAACGTAAGGTGAACCTGCGCTACC